AGTTTTATTATCAGGTTCAAGAGAAGATTCAAAAGTTTTAGAAACATTTGACAATGTTTCAACTGTAAAATGTTCTGAATTAGGATTTTACGAAATTATGCAGAAATTAGAAACTGATTCGATTTCGGCAATTCCTGTGATGAGACTACCTATTACAAGCACAAATATGATTATTATTAAGTAAAAAACTAAAAATATGACTGAAGAAGAATTTGAAAATTGGAAATCGGTTGATTACCGAATGAGAGAAGAAGGAATTGATTATTGTTTTGAGCATTATAGTAGATTTGAAGAAATCAAAGATGAAGAATTCCATAAATTAAGATTGGAGTTTTTATCTAGTATGTTCAAAATACGTGAATACGTTAAAAACACAATAAAAAGTTACGAAGAGGAAGACACAAATATGTTGTAATACTTTTGAGAGGGACATCGATGTCCCTCTCAAAATTTTTTATAATGTTTTTTGAGGTAAAGGAGGTTCTAATAAGAATTTATCGTTAACCCAATTCCTTAATTCATTTTCTACAAAAAACTCAGGAACTTCTTCATTATCAGGTTTTGAATCTGCCAACTCAGATATGTATTTGGCAAATTTAACTTTATACTTATCATCCATCATGGTCATTAAACCATCAGATATAAAAAATATTCTTGAGAAAGGGTCCTCTAATCCTAATTCACCTTCTACAAAGTTAAAAGTTTTTAAAATTGTTTTACCCCACCATGTTTTATACGACTCTGTTTCAGTTAGAGTTGGTCTCATTATTTTGTTAATCGCTCTTATTGACGATGCGATAAACCCACTAACCGCAATCTGAGGTATAAACCATGGTAATATTCTCATGATTGCTTTAAAACCTCCTTCACCAATATGTTTTGCTAATCTTATTTTTGTTGCAGTTTGAACTAAAGCTCTTAATTGACCAAAAGTTATTTTACCCTGTGCTTTACAGAACTTTTTGGCCGTACATATATTATCTACTACGGTTCTTGAAGGTTCAATATTCTCTAATATTGAGTGGTACTGAGATTCTGTAATAATTAATTTCATATGATTACCAAGTTTTATGCATCCATTTTTTAACAATATCATTTGAAGTATTAATTATTTTAGCAATTTCTTTAGTAATCATTCCTTCACCTCTTAATTTAATCATTAAATCGTATTGTTCTTTAGTTAATGACCTTCGAGTCATTGCTCTTTTTAATATTTGTTCTTCGGACCATTTAACCCACGGTTTTTTTTTACCTATGTGAGATTTAGATATTTTATCTTTTGTTTCATCACTATGAATTCTACCAACATTAAATCCTTTTGGTTTTTTAATACCTTTTAATTTTTCACTACGTTTAATGTTAGATTCTTCAGACATTATTATTCCATTATTACCATCACCACCTAATGTAGCGTTATACCCATTACGATATGAATCGTATAATTGTATATATTTTATCTCTTTTTTTAACGCAATTTCTTTACTGTTTACCTCACATAATGTAGTGACATTCCAAGAATCAACACCATATTTTCGTATTGCGTTATAAAATTTACGATTATCCCTAATTTTAATTGCGTCAGATTTATGTTCGCTCCAACGAAAATCCACAGATTTACTTGTCCAACCAATATAACATTTGTTGTTATTAATATTTTCTATTTTATAAATAAACACCATAATTACTACCACGCCCTACAACTCCAAAAACGAGCGGAATCTTTTGGTCCTGGATTTTCACAATGATGTCTTGCTCTAAAAGATTTACGATGAGATGGACTATTTTTTTTAATTCTCATATTAGGGTCACCAAAATTAACCTTAACGACATTTCCTTTCCCGTTTTTAACATATACCGAACGTTTTTTTGGTCCATCCGGTGTTAAAAATGGTTTATTAAGGGTTACTTTACGTCCCTGATATTCCGCTTCAGTTAATAAGTTACCAACAACAAAGTTGGTCTCCTCAACTGAACCATAAAAACTATCATCCAAATTATTGAATAAGTTATTGTATTGTGATTCTGTGATTATTAATTTCATTTTTTTTCGTAGTGTGTCATTGTTGGTTTATTACCTTTTCCTATTTTAGGGTCTTTCTTTTCAGCTCTTCTTTTTTGTTGAGTCATTGCTTTTTTTTCATCCTTATCGTATGATGAGGCAATCTTTGGTGTTTTAGATGAAACTTTTTTTGAGGGGCGACATTTTGGATATGATTTTCCGTCAGCATCCTTTCTTCCACAAGGTGGATGTTTTCCGTCAACTTTTTTACTTACATCAACCCACTTCTCTTTAAACCAGTTTCTTAAATCTTCATTAACATTTTTGTTTTTTTCAGAAGTGGTTAAACCGTTAAGTAGTTTTTTGTATTGAGATTCTGTTAAAATAATTTTCATATTAATAAATATACGAATATTTATAAATCAAACAATATAAACATGAGTAATCAAAAAGCGTCGGAGATTTTAAATAGATTCAACGATGGTGAGTGGGATGAGTTACAACCATATTTTAATAATATAATAACTTTTTTTAAATTTGTTAAAAAATATGGACTTTTAGAAGAGATAGATTTAGGGGAGATTCCTTCTGGTTATTTTAGTAATGAAGTGTTTGATTATTTGGTTGAAAATGGTATAATGTCTAATTTAGATTATGATTCTGTTCCTGAAGAATTTAAAAACAATTATCTAATACATGGTTTAAAACATAACTACGAAGATACCATTAAGTATATTACAAGCGACCTTTTAACCGATGTTCAAATTAGACCTGATGGGTTTTATCTATATTTAGGTAATGATAGAGATGACTTGGCTTCTTTTTTCTGCGGTTCATCCCGTCGTGATGTATCTGCAGAAGATGTTGCAAAACAAGTATTTAGCGAAGATGGTTTAGGTTACGATTGGCATTTTGATGTTGATACAAAACCATCTGAAGTTATTGACGATTTAGATGAAAAGAATACCATTCATTTAAAAGATGTTATTTTTAAAGAAATTGGAGATAAAGAATTATCTTTAGAAGATTATGATTCTGATTTTTTTGAAAGTTTATCAGAAGAACAGGGGACTGAAGGTTATTTTAGAATTGGACCTGAAGACTTAAATGAATTAATTAAAGATTCCGAAGCAATAGATGAACTATGTAAAAATGACTTAAATGAATTAGGTCAAGAATTACAAAGTGTTTATTGGAATGCTTATAATTCTGCATATGAAAATGAAATATATGAATTAGTGTATGGTGGTTTAGATGAATACTTTGAAGGAAAAATTGATGAAGTCCCAAAAGAAATTACCAAATCCGATGGTAAGAAAGAAACTAGATATATAAATTATATTAAAATTAGAGATTTTGTTGGAAACATTAGTTTATTTTTAGATAATAATAGTGGTCAATCATATTCAGATTCACATTTAGAATATTTTGGTGGTTATACGACTTTGATGAAACAACTAATCTACGATGGTGATTTTGAATGTATAGATTTTAGAACTCCTGATTATCCAGATTGGTCTGATATTAAAAAAAATATAAACGAAATGTTTGATGAATATATTTAATTGACAATTTAAATTTTAATTACTATTTTTATTTTAAAATTAATAAAATGATTGAAGAAATTAAAATTGAGAAAGATAAAACTCCAAAAACAACTCCTAACAAACCTATTTTAGATGTTGACCATAAAAATGGTAAAAAAAAATATTATAAACCTAAAAAGAAAAGAGAAATTTTAAATATTGAAATTGATAAAATTGGGATTGATAATTATCATAAAGTAGTTCATACAGAAAAACCATATTTGGAATACAAAAAACTAATAACAAATAAAAATGTTGGTAGCGACTTTATTGATAATAGTAAAAAATTTAGTTTTATTAAATCAGGAATTAGAATTGTTGCTTGTATTTGTGGATTATTCGGTGAATTTGAGTTGGCGTTTATTTTATTAGGTGTTGCGGAGATTTTTGGCGTTTACAAATAATTAGTTTAAAAAAGTCAAATTAATTTTGTATCTTTGTACTATGGATAAAGAACTAGTATATTTGATTACATGGTTAGTAACGTGGAGCGACTTCAAATCAAAAGAGGTTGTTCGGATTATTTTTACTAATGAAAAAGAATTACGCAATGTACCAACAATTAAATTAGAAACAACAAAAACTGTTGAGTTTAAAGGTTCTGTTAAGTCTAAAAAAGAAGAACTTCAAGAGGCATTATCCGTTTTAAAATCCAAAAAGAATAAAACGGTTAAAGATAAAAATTCTATTGGTGTTCTTGAATCGGTCCTGAATAATTATCGTTAACAATAACCTCATTTATAAGGTTGGGTTTATTATTTAATTGTTAATTGTTTATAATCTTAAATTTTTAACCTATTTATAAAATATGGATTTAAATAAATATATTACCATCGTAATACCTTGTAAAAACGAAAAAGACATTATATTAAAAACATTGGACCTGTTAAATTATCAGTCAGATATATATAATGTGAAAGTTATTGTGTGTGATAAATCAAACGATAATATAACAAACCAATCATTAATTAATAGGATGGGGAATAAATCAAATAATGATGTGTTTGATTTATATGTGATAGACGGTGGATTACCTGCTAAGGCAAGAAATAACGGGTTTAAATTAGTTACAACACCATACGTTTTATTTATTGATGCTGACGTATTTTTGTTGGATTCAAAAACAATCAAGAGAGCTTTTTTAAAAATATATAAAAATAATTTAGATTTAGTGACCACCAAATTTAGAAGCGACAACGGTAAATACAATTACATTTATAAAACATTTGATTTTTTACAAATAATTTCAAAATGGTCAACACCATTTTGTTTGGGGGGGTTTATGATGATAAAATCTAAAACATTTACTGATTTGGGTGGATTTGATGAAGAAATAAAAATTGCTGAGGATTATCAATTTTCAAAACAAATTAAACCAAGAAAGTTTGGTAGAATAAATAATGTTGTTTTTACCCCTCCAAGAAGATTTGAAAATAAAGGAATTTTATATATGACCAAATTATTTTTAGGTTCATTTTTTAACAACAACAATAAACCATACTTTACAAAAGACAATGATTATTGGACATGAAAACATGGAGAACAATAATAATGAGTGACCTACATTTAGGGTCAAGACAATCACAAACAACAAATATATTAAAATTTCTTAAAGATAATGAATCTGAAATATTAATTTTAAACGGTGATATTATTGATGGGTGGGCGCTAAAGAATAATGGTAAGTGGAAACCAGATTGTACTAAAATATTCAGAAGGTTTATGAAACGTTCCGAACAGGGAACCAAGGTTGTTTGGTTACGAGGTAATCACGATGACTTTTTAAAACCATTCGTCCCATTCACATTAAGTAATATAGAAATTGTCAGAAAGTATGTCCACATTGGTGTTGACGGAAGAAGTTATTTCTGTTTTCATGGTGATATATTAGACTTTGTGGTGATGAAAGTTAGATGGTTAGCCGTAATAGGTGGGTGGTCATATGATTTTGTAATTAAAGTTAACACAGTCTACAATTATATTAGAGGTAAATTTAATTTACCTTATCATTCATTGGCTAACACAATCAAACAAAGTGTTAAAGGGGCTATTAATTTCATATCTGACTTTGAGGATAACGCTAAAGCTTTGACACTCCAAAAGGGATATGATGTTGCTGTCTGTGGTCACATACACCAACCAAAATTAACTGAAGACTATATGAATTCAGGTGATTTTTGTGAGAATTCAACTTGTTTAGTTGAAGACTTTAACGGTAATTGGAAAATACTAGAGTATTAAGTATTTATTAATATGGGTAATTCAAAATCAAATAATCAATTAATTAATTTATTTTATTCAAAATATCTTAAAAAGATTAACGACATTAAAGGTTTAGTTTTTGACTCATCAATTAATGGTGATAATATTATAATCAATATTAGTAACCCAAATGATTTATCTTATAGTCCCGACGCTGTTGTTGGTTATGTTGAAGAAGTTGTTCATGACTTTAGTAAACTTATAAATGGTGCGGAAACTGGTGGTAATCGTCTCTATAAAAATATTTCTGATAGTTTAATTATTTCCATAGATGGTGAATACGTTAAAAACATGAATATTGTTTATGATAAAACATTTTACTTAAATAAACAAGATTTACGTAATGTTGAACATATGTGTGACATGATTCGTGTATATACAGTTGATGAGTTTTGGTCCAAATGTAAAGTTACTTTTGAAAAAGCTTACGTTGAAGCGGGTGACGATATTGCTCTTATTGAACTAAAAGTTGTCTTATTGACACCTGAATGGGAAGGACAACCTCTTAAAAATATGGGTATTTTAACTGATAAAATTTCTGAACTGTTAGAAAATGAAAACTTCATTGACTATGAATACGAGTTCGCAAGTTCAGTTACAGGTTTTTTTTGGAATAACCCATTAATGGTTGATAAGGATTATATGGGGACACAACCTGTACTTAATTTTTATACACCAGGAGGAAAACTTTTAACATATTGGTAAAAAAAAGAATTACCCCTTTT